GCGACAACTCGGCCCGTCTTCAAAAAGAGTCGGTGCTACTTGCACTCAACTCAGACTATGCCGAACAGCAAATGAACGCGAACAATTTTTTTATTGGGAAACTCCCGCCAGGGGCGCAGTTTAACAATCTCTCGATGCAAGATGGCGCCGCCATTCCCTACCGCTTTACGATTTCAATTGTGATTCAGTATTTGTATCAACTATTCCCGACGCCGAACTACATGACCCCGACAAACCCACCAACAGTAAACTATGTCCAAAAGTAAAAAGGAGAATCACTAGATGGCCACTTTACCAATTACAAACGTGATCAACATTTCGGCGGCGACAGCGCAGGCCGGGGTTAACCAGTTTAATACATCAAACATGGCGATTTTTACCGACGACTGTCCTCAAGACGCGGTCTTGACAATCGTTTTTGGCGGAACCGCCGCAAGCGGTAGCTTCACTCTCGCCTTTGGCGGAAACAACACGTCGTCAATCGCTTATAACGCAACTCTTGCAACCATCACAGCCGACATTTTGGCCGTCTCGGGCATGAGTAACGTATCTGTCACGGGATCGATTTCGTCAGGGATCACGATCACACAACCCGGCGTTTTAGGATCGATTCTCGCCTGCACGGTTACGGCAAACACTCTTCAGACTTCGGGCTCGGTTGCCGTCACAGTAACGCCGACTGTGACAAACGCCGGCTGGTCTGGCGGCTCGGCCGGATACGCAATCTATCTAAGCCCCACTCAAGCGCAGCTTGATTTCGGCACTGGTTCAAAAACAGCGCAAATGGTGACCAGCATGTTCTCTCAGCAACCAAACATGCTGGCCGGCAACGGCGCCGTCATCGTGATTCCGTTTGCGGTTAACGTTCAAACACTTTCGTTTAATGCGACACCTACGAGTGGCGCTTATGAAATAACTTGGAACTCTCTCACGACTACAAGTATTTCAACTTTGACCGCCGCCGCAGCTCAGACCGCATTACAGGCCTTGACTGGTCTGTCACAAGTACGGGTTACGGGCTCGATTGTGTCGGGAGGCGCACTTAAAGTGTGGTTCTTTGGGCAATACGGCGTGTCGTCTCAAGTGCTTGGGTCAACGTCAAACACACTCTCGCCCACAACGGTGATCACGCAAGCCACTGTTGCAACTGGTGAGTCTTGGGGCACAGCCATTACTCGAACGCAAAGTCTTGTGTCTTATCTCGGAAACTGCGTGAACGAACTTGCCGACACGATCGGCTCAACAGACGTTCTTGCTGCGGCCGCGATCATCCAAGCCCTGAATTACTCATGTCTCGGGTTTGTGGTTTCGAATAACTCAACCGATGTCGCCTCAAGCGGCATGGCCTCTCAGATTTCGGGCGCAAGCGATTCTTGTACGCGGTTTCTCTACTACGGCGACACGACAACTGTTGGCGGGATTGCCGGCATCAACGCCCTTCTTTTCATGGCGTCATATTGTGGGTTAGCACTTTCGACAAATTTCGCGGGCTCAAACACGACGCAGACGATGCACTTAAAGTCGCTATCGACGGTTAACGCCGACCCCACCATCACGCAAACGATTTTAAACAACTGCATCTTATATGGGGCGGACGCATACCCGAGTCTTCAAGGGGTCGCGAAAGTGTTTTGCTCGGGCGCCAATCAATATTTTGACCAGGCTTATAACTTGTGCTGGTTCATCACGTCTTTGTCGGTTGCGGGCTTTAACTACCTTGCGCAATCGAGCACCAAGGTTCCGCAAACTGAACCCGGAATGGACGGCCTTAAAACAGCCTACCGCGCGGTTTGTGAGCAAGCGGTATCAAACCAGTACCTAGCAGCGGGGACGTGGACAAGCTCGACGACTTTTGGTGTGCAAGCCGACTTTATTAATAACATCAAACAGCGCGGGTACTACATTTATTCGGCACCAGTTGCGCAGCAATCGGCGGCCGCGCGCGCGGCCAGACAAGCGCCGCTTGTGCAGATTGCAGCAAAGCAAGCCGGGGCGATTCAAAGTTCGACGGTCGTTGTTTACGTAAACGCATAAAGGGGAGACTATGGCAAGACTTACGCTTTCAGGTTCGGACACGGCGACCATCAATAACCAGACGCTCGCAGATTTTGCGGACGGCAATTTTATTGAGTTAACCTTTCCGAACGACATTGCAAATGTGAAGACGGGCAAAAACCAAAACTCGATTTACGGCTTTAACGCTTCGGGCGTTCAGGCCGAAGCAAAGATTCGGCTTGTGAGGGGCGGAAACGACGACAAGTTTTTAAACAACCTCCTCATTCAGCAAAATAACAACTTCTCGGGCACGGTTCTTTTGACCGGGACGTTCATCAAAAAACTCGGTGACGGTAGCGGGAATATTACGTCTGACACGTACATCTTAGCTGGTGGGATTTTTCAAAAAATCCCCGAAGGCAAGTCAAACGCTGAGGGCGAAACCGAACAGTCGATTGCGATTTACGCGATTAAATTCGCAAGTGCTGTGAGAGTGATCACATGAGTGAGCACAAACTTAAAAGCGGCAACGCTGTATTAAAAATTAATAACGTCCCGTTTGCTGAAGCCGATGCGCTCAATCAAGCGGTCATGGCTGAACTTCGCGTCATGAAGTTCACCAAAGAAGAAATCGGCGACTTGATGAAAAACGTTTTTGCGGCGGGGCTATCAAGCCCCCTCATTCAAAAAGAGTTATGGAATGTTTTTAAACGCTGTCAGTATTGTGACAAGCGCGGAGAACTTAAAATTGACAAAGACACGTTTGAGCCCAAAGAGGCGCGTGCCGACTATGTGGAGGTTTGCACACTTGTTATTCAAGAGGTGTGCGGCCCTTTTTTGAGCGGCCTCTATGCAGAGTTCAAAACCCTATTCGGGGTTCTGCAACCTTACCTAGTGTAGAGGCCAAAAACGATGTTTTGTTAATTCATCTCCGTTTGGTGAAGTTGGGTTATGGGTCGTTTAAAGAAGTGCAAGACCTCGACGCCCGAACAGTGCTGCAAGCTCTAAGTTACGAAGAGTTTTGCAGTGACTACGAAAGGACTTATTTGGAGCTGAACAAATGAATGTCGCCGAATTATTTGTCAATTTAGGCATTAAAGGTTCTGAAAAAACTGTCGGCGCTTTGTCGGACGTAAAAAAGGGCCTGGGCGGCATTAAAGACACGTCGCTTGAAGCAAAAGCCGCAATTGTGGGCGCCATGTATGGTCTTGAACGAATGATGGCGATTTCAGGTGCCGCCGGCACGAACCTCACCAATTTTTCGGCACTTACCGGACTCTCGGCGCGTTCTCTTCAACAGTGGCAGTTCGCCGCGCGCCAAGCCGGCGTTTCAAACGACGAACTGACCGGGTCGCTTAAGGGCGTGCAAAACTCGATGGCGAACATGCTCCTCGGTAAAGGCGCTCCGGAAGGCATAGCACTCTTATCAAAAGCTGTCGGCGGGATCGACCCAAAACGCTATCGCGACACGTTCTACATGATGACAAAACTTCAAGAGGGCATTCAGAAAATGACGCCTGAAATGGGCGCCATGGTCGGAAAATCCTTCGGGCTGTCTGAAGGCGTTATAGCCGGCATGAGGCGAAACGTCTTCACCCCGGACATGCTCGCAAAAGCTCCCACCTATTCCGACAAAGAAATCGCGTCTCTTGATAAGTCAAACATAGCGTGGAGCAACCTCGCAAATACCATTCAAATGGCGTTTGGCCGTTTCAACGCAAAACACGGGCAAGAATTGGTGGGGGACATCACAAAGCTGGTTCCGCACGTTGTGCATCTTGCTGAGGCGTTTACGAAGCTTGCCGAAACCGTTCACCTCTTTCAAGGTATCACGAAAGTATTTGACGGTTGGATCTTGATTTTCGACAAGCTCACAGCCGGCGTTAAAATGTTTACGTCGGGGTTTAGTTCGGGCGGTAAAAACGATTCATTCATGACAAAAGTCGATAAGGGGCTTGACCAAATTTTGCCGTCGCCTGACGACTTAGCGACTTATTTTAAGTATTTGATTTCGCCCGGTCAGCCGGACGGCGGAAAACCGGGCGCGGGCGCCACCACCATAAATCAAAACATCACTCATATAGGCGACGCCAAAGACACGAAATCAGTGAAGGACCTCCACAAGTCTGCAATCAACCACGCTTATCGTCAGCGTTCAGCGCAAAATCAGGGGGCGTAAATGGCGATTGGTCTATCAGCTCTTTCACCCATTACGACAACGGCCACGGCACTTTCAAACCTCGTGCTGGTTAATCCGCAACAGACAGTCGGGTACCAGCCGATGAACCCGCCGAACCCGGACGGCACGCCATCGACCGCAGCACTTCCGCCGTCTTTTCTTTTTAACTACGAGGGCGAACAGTCAGCACAACTTCAGTCCGACATCACCGACCACTACATTGAAGATAACACAGCCCTCCAAGATCAAATCGCGCTTAAGCCCGTTATCATAACTACGCAAGGTTTTATTGGTGAACTTAACGACATCGCGCCACCAGGGCTTTCAACCGTAAAACAACTCGCGCAAAAGCTGACCGTCGTTTCGGCCTATACGCCGGCTCTATCGGCTTCGGCCCTCATAGCCTACAACACGGCTTTTCAGCTTTACCAGACCGCACAAAACGCTGTGAATTCGGCCGTAAGCGCCTGGTCTTCAATTAACGGCACGGGCGGCGAATCGGTCATTTCTGGCAACATCAATTTTCCGATAGCGTCAGCGCCCAATCAAAACAAACAACAGGTCGCTTTTCAACAGCTCTTTGGATATTGGCAATCGCGCACACTTTTTACAGTCCAAACCCCGTGGGCGATTTTTCAAAACATGGCGATTTTGTCTATGCGTCCGGTGCAAGATGCCGATCAGCCCGTCATCACGACTTTTGAAATGAGTTTTAAGCAAATGCGTTTTGCGCAGACTGTTACGACCGGCGGAACGATTGGGTCAAATCAACAGGGGCGGTTTGCGCAAATGGCGCAAGGCACGACAGGTCTTGGTGCGATCACACCAACGCCCGCAGCGTCTTTGTCGTCTCAACTTACAGCGAGTGCACTATAATGTACGCCATTCAGCAAATCACAAGTGCGCCGACTCAAACGATGACACTCATTCTCCCAAGCGGGCAGACGGCAAACCTCACCATTCAATACGCGGCTCAGCAATACTGTTGGTTCATTTTGTCACTCACCTACGCGCCTTTAAATTTCACTCTGCAAGGTGTGCAAATTACGGCCAACCCCAACATGCTAAACCAATGGCGAAACTCACTCCCTTTCGGGCTTGGCTGTTTTGTGAACGGAAACCGCGAGCCCACGCAACTGCAAGACTTTTCAAGCGGCAACGCCCAACTTTTTATTTTAACACAAGCTGAAGTCGCGTCTTACTGGGCCTACCTACAAGCGGGGGTCACAGCTCCATAATGCAGAAATTCAATCGTAATTACGTTTTAAATGTTGGCACGGCGGGCGGTGGGCTCCTCACTGTCGAGCCGCCTTTTACGGTTGAGTTTGACGTGACCCGCAACACTTTAACGTCGGCCAATGTATGCTCGATTCGAATTTATAACCTCTCAAAGAACAATCGAAATCTTTTACGCTTTAACGCCTACGATCAAGGCGACTACCGAGTTGTGCAACTCTTTGCGGGCTACGGGCAAAATCTGTCCCAGATTTTTTCCGGCAACGTGACGCAAGCCTGGTCGGTGCGGGAAGGTACGAACTTTATAACGACGGTCGAGTCTTTTGATGGTGGGTACGCGTTTAATAATGGCTTTTCAAATACAAATTTTCCGGCGGGCACTTCTCTTGCGACTGTTATCGGCGCTCTTGCAGGTTCACTCCCAAACGTCCAACCCGGATATATTGGAAGCTACCCCGGCACCATTCCGCGCGGGATCGCCGTCAACGGCAACACACTTTCTATTTTAAGAGACCTAACCGGCGGCGGCGTTTTTATTGATAACGGTTACGTCAATTGTCTCGGCAATAACGAGTGTATTCCCGCAAACGGAATCACCACTATTGACGACACAACGGGGCTTATCGGGACGCCGACACTTGAGCAAAACTATCTACACTTTGACACTCTTTTTGAGCCGCGCGTTGTGGTCGGTCAGCAAATCCAGCTGAACACGACGACGGGGCCGCTTAACGCCTACAATAATAAATCGCTTTGGAATGGTCTTTATAAAGTGGTCGGGGTCATACACCGAGGCATGATTTCGGGCGCCGTGTGCGGGGATTGTATTACGTCAATTGAAGTTTTCGCGGGCACGGCGGCACTTACAACCGCAACGGGGGACATACCATGAGTGGGACCTCAATACCTCAAAACGTAGTACCAAATGAACCGACTTTGTCGGATCTTTTGAATCTACTTAAAAAAGAGATTTTTCTCGACATGAATTGCGTTCACGTCGGCACGATTCAAAGTTTTAATTCATCAAATCAGACCGTGTCGGCGAGTATCAACTATCAAAAAACACTTTTTCAATTAAATTCGACAACAGGTCTTTACCAACCCGTTCTTGAAACATACCCGACAACGGTTAACTGCCCACTTGTCGTACTCCGAGGTGGGACCGTTTCAATGACGTTTCCGATTGCAGTCGGCGACGAGTGTCTTCTCCTTTTTAACGACCGAGACATAGACAACTGGTTTACGTCAGGCGCCACCACTCAAGGTAATGCGACCGGGCGGCTTCATGCGTTTTCTGACGCCATTGCTTTGGTGGGGGTTAAATCAACGCCGAATGTTCTAACAGCTTACGACACTGTGCGGGCTCTACTCACCAACGGAAACGTAGCCATCGGCGTCAACCCGTCAACGAATAAGGTCCGTATCGCAAACACTTCTATTGGAACACTTAATTCGCTGTTGCAAAACATCTTAACCCAAATAAAAAATCTTGTGACGGCATGTGCGGCAATCACGGTCACGGGGGTGACGACAGGCAGCGGGGTGAGCGGAGTCCCGGTCAACGCCGCGACCATTACGGCAATTAGTACACAGCTAACAACTTACGCGACTGAGCTTGGAAACTTACTGGAGTAGAACATGACAAGAGCACTTGACTCAAATGGTGATTGGACTTTCGGGAGCGGCATTAATAACTACCTGACCGGCAACGCCGAGGTCGGCCAAAACATCCAAACGCGACTTCAGTGTTTTTTGGGCGATTGCTTTTTTGACACCGGCGCCGGGATTGATTGGTTTAATCTCTTAGGTTCAAAGCAACAAGTAGCCCTTCAGCTTGCAATCGGGGCCGTTATCTTAAACACCGCAAACGTAACTGGTGGGCTTCAACTATCGGTGACCTACAACGAAGTCTCGCGCAAAGTGAACATAATTTATCAGGTTCAAACGACGTACTCACAACTTTCAAACGCGTTCACATATGACTTAAGTGCGTTTGCGTCAGTAGCTTAAGGGGGATAGACATGCCAAATTCACTAACAAGTACGGGGCTTACGGTTTTCTCTCAAAGCGAACTAGTTGCCGATTTCACAAGCTACTACCAGCAAATTTACGGCTCCTCGATCAACCTCGCGTCGAACACGCCTGACGCGCAAATGATGGTCAACTTCATTCAAGTGATCTTAGATAATGCAAATCTCATGATGCAAATCTATAACTCGTTTGACCCGGACCAAGCCGTCGGTGTCGCGCTCGACATGCGGTGTGCGCTCAACGGTATTCAGCGCCAGGCGGGCACCTACACAGTCACAAACATTACACTCACTTTGTCACAGTCGGTAAATCTTTATGGGCTTGACCAAGTTTCGACAACGGGCAATCCGGTCTACACCGTATCTGATAGCGCGGGCAATCAATGGCAACTTCAAACCACTCAGCTAGGCGTTGGGCCCGGAACTGTAGTTTACGCGTTTCAAGCGGCAAATCCTGGGGCCACGCTTACGACTCCGAACACCATTACGGTCCCGGTGACGATAGTTCTAGGGGTTACCACCATCAATAACCCGACAACGTACACGACGCTTGGGACAAATGCCGAAACAGACGCGGCCCTCCGCATTCGGCGCTATCAGTCGGTTGCTTTGGCCTCGACCGGGTACTACGCGGGACTTCTCGCGGCCTTAGAAAACATCACGGGCGTTACCAGTGCTTATGTCTATGAAAACACGACGGGCGCGACAAATGCGTCGGGCGTTCCGGGGCACTCGATTTGGGTCATTGTGGCCGGGACGGGAGCTGCGGCCTCAATTGCAAACGCGATTTACACCAAGCGAAGTGCCGGTTGCGGCATGTACGGGGGCACTTCTTACGTCATCACGCAAGTAGACGGCTCAGCGTTTACGGTTTATTGGGACACAGTTGCAAGTCAAAACCTCTTTGTGGCGTTTACGGCGACCTCAATCAACGGCACAACGCCACCAAATATTAGTGGCATTCGGACAGCACTCCCCTCGTCGTTTATTCCCGGCGTTAACGCCGAGGTGAACATCAACCAACTGGCGACCTACGCTCAAACTACAGACTCAAATACTCTTGTGACCGGCGCCGGGTTTTCGACGGGCCTTACGCAAACTTTGTCTTTTTCTGGCGTCGCCGCAAGCGGCACGTTTGTCGTCAACTATAATGGAAACGCGACCGTCGCAATTAATTGGAACGATTCTTTGTCGGCTATTCAGACAAAACTGCAAGCGGTCACGGGCCTGTCTTCGGCGACTGTTACGGGCTCGATAGCGGGCCAGTCTTTGGTGGTGAGTCTTGGTGTGGCAAGTGCCCTTGGGCTTTTGACCATTACCTCAAACTCTCTTCAAACGTCGGGTGCCGCTTCAATCACTGTTACAAACAACCCCGGCTATACGAATACTCTCTCGCCGACAAGTCAGAAATACCAATTTGCAATTCAAAGTGCCAACATCATTATAACAGCCATGCAGCTTTCGCCCTCTTCTGCAACCGTTGCGCACGGCGGGAGCACTCAGCAATTTACCGCTTACGGAGGGTACGGGTCATACACTTGGTCGATGTCGTCAAGTCCTTCGGGCGGGTCGGTTTCGTCGTCTGGTCTTTACACGTCCGGCTCAACTAAAAACGTCACCGACGTTGTGCAAGCGACAGACGCGCTCGGCAACACAATCACAGCAAGTATCACGGTGACATAAAGATGACACCACTTCAGTTAATTCTATATTACGCCAACCTCTTAATTCTCCAGTATTTGGGAAAACCCAAAGCCTACGCGACAGTTGAAATGCTCGCAGGCTTTGGGATCTTGCCGCAAGTAACGGTTCAGCAAATTTCGTTTTCGGCTACACCCACAAGCGGAACTTTTGAGTTTCAATGGACCCCCTTTGGTGTAAACCAAACGCAAGTTACCTCGGCCGCCATTAATTGGAACGATTCGGCCTCGACTATTCAGACAAAAATTCAAGCTATGTCGTCCGCTCTTGCGTCCGTAACAGTTGCGGGCTCTGTTACAAGCGGAACCGGGCTCACTGTCACATTTACGGGGGTCCCGCCGGTAGCGCCTCTTTTATCTACAACGGCTAATAGTCTTGGCGTCACCATCACAATTGCAGAGACAGACACCGTTTTACCTCTTGCGGTTTCAAACGGCTTTAACATCAACTCGAGCCTCGGGGCGGTCGCAACCGGAAACCAGCTCAACATCATTGCCAAATACGCGAACGTGTTTAGGTCAACGGTTTTGCCAACCTACGGAACTGTGACCTTAAGCGATGCCGACTTTTTAACACTCATTCAGTTTGCAATTATTAAAAACTCCGCAAGCTCGGATTTGTCCACCATTCAATCGCTCCTAAATCAATTTTTCCCCGGCGAAGTTTTGGTGTTTGACTACCAGAACATGTATATGAGTTATCTCTTCTCGACGAGTATTGGGAGTACGTCTTTACTGCAAGTTTTAGTTGGTGAGGGGCTTCTTTTTAAGCCGCTCGGCGTTCAACTTGCGACAGCGGTTTTTAACTCAACCATCACGACGTTTTTCGGGTTTAGAACATATTCGATTAATACGGTTCACAATTCACCGGCCAACACGTACTCTACTTACGTGACGACACGGCCGTGGTTATCTTATTCTTATGGTGTAAGTGCTTAAGGGGGTTTTAAAATGGCGCGGCTCACAAGATATACGCAAAACACTTTCGGAACGTCTGCGGGATCTTCGCAAATGGCCGAATTCGGAAGCTTTGCGGCGAGCTCTCCGGCGACCTATTCGGGCGCCACAATCACGCCCGCCATTGTTCAGGCTTTGTCGCAATACGCGTCGGGTTGGTTTTCAGCAATCGTCGGCGCAAACTCACCATGCCTAGAAGACTGGAACGCTCTTTGTTATCTCTTTGGCTACCAACTCTCATACCTCATGATGTTAGGAGTGCCTGAGTGGGACTCGGGTACGACCTATTACGCGGGCTCAATTGCGCAAGACGGTTCAGGCAACCTCTATGTGTCGCTCACAAACTCGAATTTAAACAACGCACTTTCAAGTTCGAGTAATTGGAAGCCTTTATCTGGTAACGTAAACTTAGTCGCAGTCAACCCCGCAACCGGCATCTACGCGTCTCCTTACACACTGACTTCGGCCGACATCGGTAAGACGTTTTTAGTAAACTCGGCAAATGGTCCGATGCAGTTTAATTTGCCGCAACCGTCCGCTAATAACAATTTCAACATCAAAATAAAAGATGTTGGCGGGGTGGCTCAGACAAATAAAATCACAATGCACAGGTACGGGTCAGAAAATATCGACGGCGTCGCTACCGACTACGTTTTCAATTCAAATTACGGTAAATTTCAAATTGCAACAGACGCTACCAATTGGTGGTTATTGTAAGGAGTAACTTATGGCGAATACAGTAACTCAAACAATCACGGCGAGCCAGGGCTGGACGGCCCCGCCCGGCGTTGTTGAAGTAATGGTGACGGCTGTTGGTTTGTCGCCTGCTTTCGATCAAAGTTATGGAAATGGAAATGGAAATCAAAACACTCCAGGCACCTCATCTTATGGCGGGGTACTTGACACAACAGGTAAGCTTTGGGGTTGGGGGCAAAACGTACAGGGCGGCATCGGCGCCGGAACGAACACAACTGTTAGCTCCCCTATCTCAGTAGTTGGTGGGCTCACTTGGTCTAAGTTTTGGAAGACCGCAAGCTTTCCGGTTTCTGCTTCAAATGACGTTCACACGACTTGGGGTTTGACTACTTCTGGGGCTCTTTACGGATGGGGGAAAAACGCGTCTGGCGAAATTGGTCAAGGCACTCAGTCGGCGTTTAGTTCACCAGTTTTGGTCGCAGGCGGATTAACTTGGGCGAACTTTTTCCCAAACACTGCGGGTTATGGACAGTTCGCAATGACGCCCGGTGGGCAGCTTTACGGGTGGGGCCAAAACACTGGGTCTGGTTCGACTTCTCAATATAGTTCGCCGGTCCTGGTCGCTGGCGGCCTTACGTGGGCTAAATTTTTCCCAGGGGTTCAATTTTTTGCCGGCATCACTCAACAGGGCGCTCTTTATCAGTGGGGCACTGGCTACGCTTGGGGCAACAGTACGTCTGTTAGCGTTCAATCATCCCCGGTTCTTGTATTGGGTGGAATCACAAACTGGGCGCAAGTTGCGCTCGACGTTTACGCCTACTCGCATGTTTATGGTATTACTTACTCAGGCGCTCTTTACTCTTGGGGTAATAACTCTTACGGAGAATTGGGCGACGGCACAACGACGGGTCGAAGTTCACCCGTTCTAGTTGTCGGCGGCCTTTCGTTTCAAGCAGTTTTTCCGGCTTATGATTCATATGGCGGCACCAGTTTCGCTCTTGGTCTTACAACTGGCGGCCAGTTATATGGGTGGGGGTATAGTCAAACCGGTCTTCTCGGTAACGGAAACGCCGCAAACGGATACAGTTCTCCTGTTCTAGTGGCCGGCGGTCTTACATTCTCGAAAGTGCTTTTCGACTATGTTGGCGCGAATGTTTTTGCTGTAACTACAGGCGGACAGCTTTACGCGTGGGGTGCAAACACTTTCGGACAGCTGGGTGACGGGACTACAAGTACGAGAAGCTCGCCAGTTCTAGTTTTGGGCGGCATTAACTGGAACAACTTAAAGCAGCTTTCATATATTAACGCGGCGGGCGCCGCCAGCGGGGTTACTATTCAGGCCCTCATGAATAATGGATCGATTTACGCCTGGGGCTCAAACAACGGAGGGCTACTTGGAAATGGTGACGGAACGCTTGCGAGTAAAAGTTCACCCGTTCTTGTAGTAGGCGGGCTTTCGTTTTCTCAAGTTCAAAGCTTCACGCCAGGCTTGAACGCAAATGGCGGTACTTATGTCTGGTGCACTATGGGAATCACGAACACTGGTCAAATTTACGCTTGGGGCGAGCAAACTTTCGGCGATCTTGGTGCGGGTGTTCAAAGCACCGGCACGGCTGTCCAAAGTTCACCAGTCCTGGTTGTCGGCGCCCTTGGTCCGAACTTTTTGCCGACACTAAACTCAATCGTCATTCCCGTCACGCCGGGCCAGACCTATAACGTGACTTTAGGTTCGATCTATTCGACTTTCGGGACTCAAGTGATCGGCCAAGCGCCGCTTTCGCAAATAATTGTTTCTTACGAACAATAGTTGATGTACCCCTTTTGAGATATATCTCGAGGGGGTAAAGACCGTGCAAACTGAACCAGAAAAGAAATGGTCCAAAAATGACGCTTTTAAAATTCCGGGCTGGCGAATCCCGTCATGGCGAACTTCTTTTGCCTGTCAACAAGGGGTTGAGAAAAACATATTGTTCAAAACGTGGGGCGGTATCGGCGACCAAATCTGTGCGGAACCGACCCTTAGATACGCTCTTGAACATTTTAAAGATTGCAAAGTCACTCTCGCGTCATCCATACCCGAAGTTTTTGGTCACCTAAAATTTCACGACGTGTATGACCTCACCAAAGAGTCGCCGATTTTAGACGACTATCTTTGGTTTGATACAAACAGCGAAGCCGATCAGTTTAACCTCGTTTATCAATTCATTTCTCATAACGTCATTCACTGCGTTGATTTTCCAACTCTTTGCGCACTTCGCTGCACACTCCCCGTCGCCGAAAAGAGCATTGTACTTGAGCCCCCGCGGCCGCCCGCAGGGAGTGAGCTTTACGAAATTGCAAATCAATGCGGGCGTTACGTCATCGTTCACGCCGGCAAACACTGGCAATCTAAAACGTTTCCTAAAAAGTGGTGGGATGAGGCGCTTTTTTCGATCGTGGGTCAAGGCTTCACACCTGTTTTAATCGGGCGCGAAAACGGTCCCGGCCAGGGCACCGTTGACGTTGACACCGCTGGGTGTGTTGACCTGCGTAACAAGACGACTCTAAACGAGACGATTTGGCTTTTAAAAAACTCAGCGGTTGTAATTTGCAACGACTCCTCACCTCTTCACATGGCGGTTGCGGGCGACGCGTGGATCGGGTTTTTTGCAACAGCAAAGCACTACGACTACCTCTACCATTGGCGCCGGGGTCAGTGGGCTTGGCGCATGAAAAATTTAAGTCTCGGCGGCTATTGGGATTTACAGCACTATTGCCCGAATCAAATTGAGGAGAAGACCATCGACAAAGTGGACCCGAAAATACTAGAGTCGTGGTTACCCGATCCAAAAACAGTCGGCGCTTTTTGTAAGGAGAAAATGATTGAATATATTAGAAGCCTTTAGGGCCGAACCTCGGTTTAGTCGGCTCGCCCGGCGCAAAGAAAACTTCGAAAAGATGGTCGAGCACGTTTGGGAAAGTGTGAAACTTAAGGGTTCAGCGAACATTCTCGAAACCGGATGCGCGTGGGATAAAGACAATTGGGAAGGTCAAGGCCAATCAACGCTCATTTGGGATTGGTTAATTGACGCCGCTAAAACAGACGGTCGTAGTATCAGCGCCATGTCGGTCGATATCACGCCCACCAGTATTGAGAGTGCCAGAAAACAAACGAAAAACATAGAGCTGGTCTTAAGCGATTCGGTAAAGCATTTAAACAGTCTTCATTCGGTTTATCTCGAACACACTTTTTTGGTGTACCTTGACTCTTTTGATTGGTCGATAGAAAAAAACCTTGAATCGAGTTTTCACCACATGGCGGAACTTGCGACAATCTGGAGCGGCCTCCCCCAAGGTTGTATGATTGTGGTCGATGACAGGCATGGCGATCATGTGGGAAAGCATTGGATGGTTGAGACGTTTTTGTCTCACTACTTAAAAATGACGCCGGTCTTTAAAAACCACCAGATAGGTTATATAAAATGAGCATTACAAAGCACTACGACCTGGGTCTTAAGTCTCTTGTGAAGTATCGCCCCTACACTGAAGACGAGTCGATCATACGTAATATTTTAATCGACCGATCAGAGTACCAGCTTTTTGTCGGCGCAAACCCCCGCGTGATTTACGACGTAGGGGCCAACATCGGAGCCGCGTCTTTATTATTTTTAACATCCTACCCGGACGCCATAATTTTTGCGTTTGAGCCTGACCCAGAAAACTACGAAATTTTGGTCGAAAACGTAAAGGACTACAAACGTGTTCAAACGTATAACTTTGCGCTCGGCGCCCGTACCGAGGGCAGAACGCTTTTTCATTCGGATGACGAATATAACCACGGCGGTCATTCGTTTCACAAGCCCGGAACGGACCCCACCAAAAGTAAAACCGTGCCCGTCGTCGACGTTTTAGAGTTTACAAAAGATCATTTCGAGCCCGACATGATGAAAGTCGACACCGAGGGGTGCGAGTTTGAAATCCTAAGTCGAGTCGCAAAACTTCCGCGCTACATAATGGGCGAATGCCATGGACAGGACGACTATAAAATGTTCGACTTACTAAGCGCGACCCACGACTTAAAATTTCAAAAGGAGTTCGGGCAAAGATGTTTTCCTTTTTATGCGAAGAGGCGCGACCCGTCTTAATTTGGGCCGCCGAACACGAAGAGGCAATCATAACCGGCGCAGGTATCGTCGCCGGTTGGGTTTTTTCGTCAATCTGGTGGGCCTCGTCCATGGAGTCTCGTTACAAAAGTCTAAAGGGCCGGCTCAAAGAGGCCGAAAAAGACATCGATAACTTAGCTGAGAAATTAGGCACTGTTCGTGCTCTTGCACGTAGGGGTAAAAAACAACATGGCTCTGAGTAAAGGGGACGACGGTGTTTCAGTCATAAACCTACAAAAGAGCTTAAACCAATTAGGTGTTGCGATTTTAAAAGAAGACGGGATTTTTGGGGCCGAAACTTTTGCGGCGGTTGAACGCTTTCAGTCAGCCCACTCGCTCCCAGTCACGGGCGAGGTGGACGGCCCTACTTACAATGCGATCGGCGTGGCCCTGACCCTACAAATCAGCACAAGGGCCGCGCCGTGGCTAAATTGGATGCGTGATCATCTAGGGCAAATTGAACAAACTGGTGGGCCTGCGACATCATTTGACAGAGAAGTTTTCTCGCATACGTCTTACGGGGACCTCGACGGCGTCATGGAGGCGGGTTGCGCTGCGACCGCATGTGCGGCCCTAGAAGAAAGCGGCTACAAATCCCCTCATAATGCCGCCGCCGAGTCTTTTAGAAATTTCGGAGTCGACTCAGTTCTAACACCGGGCGCCGTTGTGGGCTTTAATTGGAGGGCCGAAAAAGGCGTTCATTGCGACCACGTCGCTTTTCTAGACCATATTGTGGGCCCAGATAAGATTGCGTGCATTGGGGGCAACCAAGGTCACCAAGTCAACGTCGCTGTATTTTCGACCAAATTCATCGACTTTGTGCGTTTCCCTATTGAACGCCTTGACGCGCTCCCCGGTAAAGTTTGAGACTTTTAATAAGAACAAAAAACTAGGGGGGTTACTTACATGGGCAAGATTTTTTTAACACTGGTGATCTTTACTCTTGGTCTTTACGCCTACGCGCAAAGCTCGCCCGCCGCCGCCGCCGTAACTCCGACCTCACAAGCGGCGCCTGTCAGTACGAACATCATCGAAGGCACAAAGGCAACAGCCCCCGGCGCTCAAAGCTCACCACTTCCCACAAGTGCGGGCGGCCTTATAGGGCTTGGTCTTGCAATTGCCGCAGCATTCAACGGGCTTTTAAGTACGGCGCAAATTGTTTTGTCAAAACTTGGGAAAGCTGTGCCGACGTGGCTTCCGAGTGTGCAAAGCGGTCTCTTAAATCTGGTTAAATTTTTCGGAATGAATCTTTAAAAAATGGGCAAATTTCTAACTGATTTGGTCGTTAAACAGTCGGTTAAAGATGACGGCGAAAACGTAGCTGAAGGGCGGGGCTTTTGGACTCTTGTTCAGCCCCTCATCTACGTCGCCGACAGCGGACATAAGTTTACAGTGCCCGTAGGTTTTAAAACGGATTTTGCCTCAATCCCACGCATCCCGCTTGTGTTTGAAGCTTTGGGCGATAGAGCAAACCTCGCTGCGTGTTTGCACGATTTTTTATACACGCCCCCGCACGCGGGTGTCGCGCGCGAAACGGCCGACGGGCTTTTGCGCGAAGCGGCCCTCGCACAGGGGGTTTCAAAATGGGTTGCCGACGCCCTCTATGCCGGTGTGCAGGCATTTGGGCAAAGTCACTGGGGGGAGTAGAAATTGGTGGACGATCTACTTGATTTTTTAAAACTCATTCCGGTACTATTTGAGCTCGTAAAGAGTATCAAGAAGTTTATCGCCGAGGAGAAACTTGAAACGACTCTTGAAAAGCATGTTCAAACCGTCGATGACGCCTTTAAGACAAAAAATGCAACAGAGCTTAACGCTCTTTTTAATAAGCGCACCACTACTTGAATGCGCAACTCAGCCGCTCCCGACGCCCTCACCTATCAGTTGGCATTTTATTGAACTGCAACCCGGTCAAATGGACGCGTGCCTGTCACAAAGCGATGTTGAGATTTTGAACACGCGCCTCGTAAGATGCGAGACTGCGGCAAGCCGCTGCGGCAAGTGACTTATTAATCTTGTACCAGCAAGAAACGGACAACCCGACACGACGACAGTGATCTTTAATCGGAATCTCGGGCTCTGTTTTTCTATATTCAGCGACTTTTTCAAACTGAGTTTTAATGGTGGGTGAGAGTTTTCTAAGGTCTACTACGTTTGCGCGCGCCATGGCGGTCCCCCTTTATGGCCGTTAGTCTTGCTTCACCTTATTTTGAGTTCATGTCATTTTGGTCGCCGGTGCCGGCTGTCGCTTCGTGGGCGGTCGCGCACGGCGCCTGGGGCGGGGAAAGGCTTGCGACGTAGTCTCTAACAGCGCCATAAGCGGTGGCCACGCCGGTCTCTTTTTCGGTGGAGCTCATTACCGCAGCGCGATAAGCTTGCATTAATTCGTAAAATCGTTTCTCATCGAATTTAACACCTACGGTCTGCTCCAGAGCCTCACGCAGACGCTTGTTTTCTGATTCTGCGTTAAAAAGCTCATTCTCTAACTGGTCAATTCTTTCTTTATTCCTTTGTCCATTCGCACTCATTGACTGGCGAAATTCTTTAACTTTAAATTCAGCCGCCGCAAGCTTTTCTTCGAGCTCTGTTCTTTTCACATGCTCTTCAGCGCCCATGCCGATTGCTTCGGCGTATTTAATCTTTAAAGTTTCTAATTCCGAACTCACCATGCAACTCCTTAAACTAAAGTATCAGGCTCTTCGACATATAGTTGCGGTGCCATTTTCAACTCATTGACATGAACAGTCTGGCAATCGACAACCAATAGCTTTTCGCCTTCTCTATTCCAATGTCCGACAATCGGACCGTTTGGTAAAATCTTGTAGCGAATATATTCGCCGTCATCGCTCATATGCTCGATTGAGATTAGCTTTTTGCGAACCAACTCCTTAAGAGGTTTCATTCTGACGTAGCGTTCAGTCATTTATCACCCGCCCAGTTCCTTTTTTCATCGTGAGACTATAATTCGCTTGTTCTTCCCCACCGTCACTCATCACATCTCGCCATCTTGAGTGATAACCGTCGCCTGCTTTTCACCGAACTTTACTCCAGGAACACTGCCGTCTAAAACGAACTGGGCGATATGCTGACCGATGCCTTTGCCGGGGATCCCATCTTCAATTGCGCACCACTTTACATCTTTCAAGTTTCGCACCTCTTTTAAATTCGGATGAGTTAAAAGCATTAAGACCCACTTCGGAACTGGGAATACAAATACGCATCTCTTTCCTTTCTCAGATTCTGCAATAGCTTTTCGCACCCATGCAGTAGGTCCTGAGAAGGGTGGATTGATATAGGTTGAATCTCCCCATTCGCTTGTGAGACCGTCAAAGTCGGCTGGCCGAGGATATGGACACGCGTCATATACGATTCCAAATTCTTTATAGATTGATTCAAGCAACTCAGGCGGTGTGAGCCAATAGTGTCGTCCATCTTTAGAGGATCCTTTACCTTCACGAGGCATTCAGTACTCCCTGCGTCTTTAGCGGCCATTGCCATTTCAAAATCTTTCACTGCAAAACTCCTAACATAGCTAAAATTCTGTCATTACTTACTTCATTGATTCAAATAGGCGCTGAGCGACCGCATTAAATTCTTTATCTACCGATACCATCTTTGCCCCGCGATACTCTTCGCCACATGAAGTGTGGTCAGAAATGAAACCTCGCATTTTGCCGTGGGCAAATGGCTTAGTCCAGTTCATGACAGCTTTACATTTGTGGCATTCGCCCTTCTTTGAAATATCAATCTGATACCGCTTGGCCCATTCTTCGGGACTAACTTCTGGGTAAACCACTCACTCCTCCTCGTTTAATTTTGCCAGGATCAAAATCAGTGCGCGGCGGATTGTCGCGAATGATTGCGCGCAAGCCTTGGCCAACTTTCTTCTTTTTCTTGATCAGCTTCACGCGCGGATTTTTCAGCCATGCATCGAGCTCTTTGGTCTCGATTGTTACAGATATATTTTCTGACCGGCTGTAGCGCTCTTTCCACTTGTCACCAAACATTGGAATAGCGAGGCCGAAACAAGTTCCGGCACCGAAAGTTACCGCAAGCATTACGATCACGAATGCGTTTTCCATTATGGCGCCCCCACGCGTTTTTTGTCCCTGTTTTTTAACTCTTCTCTAAGACGTTCTCTAAGCTGCGCGTCCGACTCAATCCACATAGCGTCAATCGGGCTCCAAATCGGGCACTCTACGGTCTGAGTATCTGAAACTTTTCTCTGCAAAGCTTTAGACGCAAAAAGCTCATCAAGTTTCTTTTCTAAATCGTTCATTTCCTATACCTCGGCCCTCTCCAACCTTTCGCCTCTACAACTAAATTCTCGTCGCCCCACACCGGACGCTCACACATTATTTTGGTGAATTCTTTTAAAGATCCCTCACCAATTTTGCGCTCGGTCAATGCCTCATCGTGAACAGATAAAAGTGCTGTGTAGCCGGCTTTTTCTAGTCGCACCATGGCGGGCATCATCAAATCTCGCGCCGTCGCCTGTACGATGTTTTCTGTCAGAGTTCCGCCCCACGTTCGCTCGACACCCCACTTTTTGGTTCTAGAGTTTACGGCATAAAATTCTAACGTCTCATAGGGCCCACGCATTTCAGTTTGCCGAATCGTCCAGGTCTTCTTTTCTTCGTTATATTTATAGCTGTCGGTCTTTACCTTTGGCTCCTCACACGAAACCCATTTTGAAAACTCACGGTACTGCATGGTGAGTTGCGGGTCGCGGTAAGCAAGACGGCGCTTCGAGGGGAGCTCAATCCACAAAAAATCGTCCATAACGAAGAATGAGCACTTTCCCGCTTTGTAGACAGAGCCTTTATGTTTTACGGCCTGAACTGCGCACGTCTCGTATTCGTGCCAAATTTCTGGCACCGCAAAATGAGTGAAGCGGTATGTTTCAACAGCTTGGCGCGACTGTGCTTCGGTTAGTTTTAATCGGTATTGGGACCATGCGGTTGACTGAAATTTCTCCCAACCCATTCCAAACCCGCATCCGAGAATTTGAGCTTTGCCAAGTTGGCGCGCGTCTATAGCCCATTTCTCGTCGCCTTCAATCGCCGTTTCGACTTCTTTGTAAGTGCGATTTGTGTTAGCCGCCGCCATATAAATGTACGGGTCGCGTCCTGATTTTAAAACATTAACTCCGGGAGCGTTACCAGATAGCCACCAAAGAACTGCGACTTCGATTTTTGAAAAATCGGCCACGTAGAGTTCATGTCCCGGCGAGGGGACTATCATGTTGCGAAGCATTGAGGAGAACACCATCCCGGGGTCGCCGTAAAGGCATCGAATCCAATCTGTGAAATCTTGTATTTCTTCAGGCGTCATATGTGGCCCGTAGGATTCCAAAAGCTCAATTACATACTCAATTTCTTTTTGTTTAATTAAGGGCCTTGGCAAATTATGCGGCTGTATTCCCGTGCCCGATTCGCGCCCCGTGCTCGCCCCGTGGTAGAGGGAAATGTCCCGCACGCGCCCGTCGGGCATTGCGCGGTCTAAAAAAGCCTGGTACTTTTTGGTGGATGTTTTAGACAAAGCTTGGCGCAGCTCAAGTAGGCGCCTCATGTCGGGGCTTAAAGATTTGCCTTTAAGAGCGTCCGTCACCGTTGCCGCCCGAATGTCGGGGAGCTCAACACCATCAAGGGCTAAAAAATCTAAAATGCTCTGTCGTGCTCCGGGCTTCGTTACGAGACCCATGGTAAGCGCATCGAGTTCCTTTATTTTTTTCTTCGACTCGACACTCATTATTGTAACGATTTTCCCAACCGTTTTTAGGTCGACGGGAAGCCCGCGCCAATTTAGCTTTTGATTGAGTAACCATATTTCTTGCTCCTCATCGTTTAAATCGGGGAGTGCGTCATCTAGTAACTCCTCGGTTCTAACATCGATCCTGCAATAGTGGTAAAGAGCGGCCCAGATTTCGGGCGCGGCGTCTGGCTCTAAAAACATCGGCGGCTCGCCTAAAGCTATGATTTTATTTTCACGCTTTGACCAAGATGCCTTTTGTTTATCGATCTTGCTCCACGCGGCCCAATCTTTGGTGGGTTTACAAGTTTTCATCATTGCGGCGTAGCCCCGCCGATCTTTTTGGGTCGTAAGTCTCATGGCTTCGCCCGCCCCTTCAAGACTTCGAGGCAAAGCACAAGCCGCAGCTTTCGCGGCCGTACAACGCCACGCTCGTCGCCCAATAGGCGGCCAACCGTAGCGTTTTACTAAAATGTTGTAGTAGATGCATTGCTCAAAAAACGCGTTGTGGGCGACAAATAGACGCCCTTCACCTATTAGGCTTTCCCACATTCGGCGAAGCTCGGGCGGTTGATGGTCCCACTTACGATTAATCACTTTGAAATCTAGAAGAAAGACTTTTTCTTGACCGTAAATTTTAAAAGCAAGACACGTGGGCCGAGTCGCCGGGTCAAGGCTATACTTATAGGCCCCCGCCGTCTTTAAGTTACAAGTCGAGCGAGTTTCAAAATCAAGTGTGACTTTTTGCTTCATTTTCGGTCTTTACCGTAAAACTGTCTTTTTTGATGCGCATACCGTTTTTTAAAATTAAGTCTTTATCATCAACACATCGAATGTCACCAAGGCGAAGCTTAAAACGACCGATTGTGATTTCAATGTCTTTAGTTTGAGTCATTTTTTAAGTGCCTTTAAAAAGAGGGCCCCCGCCTAAACGGAAGTAAAAGCGGGGGTGTCCTCATAACTGATTGGGCTTGGTCCAATCGTTTGTCTCTCTATATAAAATTCTCAACCTCTTCGTTTTCATTACCTGCGCCCGAAAAATCGCCCCCGTCGCCCGTCATGTCGTCTTCGCCTGAATTGATAGGTGTGAAAACTTGCTCAGCGGATTTTCTCCCACCAAAGCTTTTGCCGTCTCGAATCTTTTGAACGTGGTCGAGAATGAAACTTAAACCACATTTCCCGCCAAACTCCCAAACGTACGCATAGATTGAAGCCCGTGCGTAGCATCCGGGGTAAAATTTTGTGGGGTCAATAATTGGTTGCAAGTCTTTATCAACGACTGTTGGCTTGTTTTCTTCTTTTGTCGAAAATTTTATTACCCAGTGCCCTTTATAGCCCTCTTTGCCCTCATATTTTGGTGAGTCGCCGTCGGTCACGGGTGTCGTAATTTTTGGCCACTTTGATTTGTCCGGGCCAAAGGCCGCGACTTTTGCGCTAGTCATGGCTTTTTGAATAGCCGACAAATCTGTAGTCTTTGGAAAAAGCCCCGTCACTGAATACTTAGGTGCCGAGTTCTCAATTGCACTCGGGCGAAAAAGATGCGGATACGCTGCCCGAAACTCGGGTGTTACAAGTTTACATTTTTCTCGGTCTTCTTTACTAACTTTTCGAATAGTCATTTTATTGACCCCTTTCGTTTTTACTGTCGCTGTTTATTTCTTCGTCGCTCATTTCTTTTATGTCAACCTGGTCGCTGCCCTTTAAGTTATCTGTGACCTTGATAATATCAGAGGTATCCCCCGTGCCCGACACCAATTGAATGCCCTCTAGATTAATGCTAACGGGCGGCGTTTTCTTGGGTCTTCGCCCCTTGCGTTTTTTCTTTGACCCGCTCTTCGGGCGGTGAGTCGCCGCTTTTTTGGCTTTGCGCCGATGTAATTTCAATTTTTTATCCCCCTATTAAATTGTGATACTTTTAAAAACGTCTTTTGCTTTTTCTAATTTACTCTCGGTCTTAAGCGGGCAAACGCTTTTTGCTTTACACCAGTGACACCAAGAGCCCTCTCTAAACTCGGGGTTATTCTCAACCCGCCAGACGGCTTGTCTAAAATCTGTTACGTAAGACTTAAGCATTTCAATCGGTAGCTGCCAATAGGTCGGCCCCTGATAACCACTAATGCGCGGCTGAATGATCCAAAGTTTAGCGTTTGAAAAGTTCCAATTGTATTTGTAAGCAAGGCCAAGCCCATAGAAAATCATTTGCAGATTGTTCTTTGGCGAAACCGCGTGACCGGCACCATATTTGTAGTCAAATACGTGAAGTGTACCGAAATGATCGAGCACAGCACTATCAAACGTTCCGAACATTTCGGGGTGAATGAAATCAAGGTAGATCCGATTTTCGACAAGTACGTCGCAATCTAGTTTCTTTTTTAAGTCCCAAATAAAATGCGCCGCCCTGGCCGCGTGTTGCCTCATTTCAGTAGGTTCAGGGCCGTCTATGTCTGGCGAGACGCGCCCTTTATGAATTGCGTCTAATAAAAAACGCTCAAGAACGCCGTGGGCTTTTGTCCCCTCAATAGCCCACGGCGATTCTCGGTCCGGCTGACCAACACTTGCCTCGACACTTGCCGAACAGTTAAACCACCGCTCGGCACCCGAGGCCGAAAATTTCGAATGCGCCCTCACCGTTTCGCCCTTAAATGTTGAACAGCCATTTGCCGAGCGTCGAGTAAACGCTCTAAACAAGACGTTAAAACGTTACCCGGAGTCATAAGGTCCGTCACATTTTCGGCGAGTTCGTGAAACTTTATCGCCACATCAAGTGCCGGCCCTGACAAGCCCTTTTCAGCCTTAAAATGGTTTAAGACGTGAAGCCCCTTTTTGACCCGGTCTTCTTTTGTCGGGCGCTCTGTAGGACTAGACGCCCCTTGAATGCCCGACTCAAAATCGCTATCGTTTTCGCTATTCATTTTTTCGGCCTTTGAACTTTGGTGGTGTTAACGGGTAAGGTGTCTACGACCTCCCATTTGCAGTCTTCGCTAATGGGGTTGTCGGTCTTCCAAATTGAGCCGTCATCGCAAAACGCAAATAGCGTTTGCTTTTTCTCACTTGCGGCGGCCGTGATTGATTGAATTTTTCTCTCAAATTTCATTTTGTCTCGCCTTTCACAGCCATTGCTTTAATCACGTTTGCGTACTCGTTTTGCGCAATCTCAGTGATCGACTCAGTCTTAAATTGCTTTTTTAAAATAGCAAGAACTTGTTTGCGCCCGTCTTTACCACCAGCTCTTGCGCGCGCTTTACAAGCGGCGTTTACCTCTTCAATCGTCACTTTTTTAGCTTTTGCCGCTTTTTTGGCCGCCGTCGTCTCCTTCTCCTCACTCATGAAATCGTCTTCAAGGGTTTCGGTTTCAGTTTCGGTTTCGGAGTCTAGGTCAAAAGATTCTTGGGCGACCACTTCCTCTTCGGCTTTTTCAAAGTCGTCATTTGCATCTGTGTTTTTTCTAGACGCCGCTTGTTTTGCGCTTAAGCCTTCAAAAAGGCCGGCGCGCATTCTCAGTGCCGCCGCAATTGTGGCGTTGTCGGCATTTGACGGTACGCGTATCGTGATGTCGATTGATTCAGTTGTCATATTGCTCTTCTCCCTTGTTTGTGGAGTTGTTATTGTTTTCTTCCTCAGAGTAAAAAATCACTCCGTTTTCGACAAAAAAGTAATGCGTGTCGCGATGGTATTCAGAAGGCAAAACGCCTTTTTCGCGAAGTAACATTTCAACGTTATTCCAAAGAGCTGACCTGAGCGTTTCTTTTTTCTTGTTTATGTAGCTGGTAAAATTTTTGACCTCTTCTAGGATGGCCTGAGCCCCGATGTCCATATTTTTAATGACTGAGTCAACGTCAGAGTAAGTATCCACTAGACACACGGGTTTTTTCTTGGCCTCAGACGCGCCAAACAAAATATCTAAAGGATTCATTTGGTG